CGGGGCACGCCAATGCGTTTCCGCAATGGGATGCCCCGCTTTTTTGCTTGCAATTTGTCAGATACTGTGCTATGCTGTCTACGGTGCTACCAGCACCCCGGCAGGCGGTTCCCTCGATTCTTCGGGGGTGATCTACTTCTTTTGCCCCCGATCGAAAGAGAGGGGGTGGCAGGTATGAATGTTACATGGGAAGAACTTCTTCAGTTTTGTATGTTCATTGTTGCTGTTATCGCCCTGGTTCGCCAGGATAACGACAAAAAGAGATAACCGCCCCACTTTCCCCAAAGCAGCGGTTATCTCTTAACCACACTAGGGGGAGCCGACCTGCTGGTAGCACCCCTTGTGTTTACACTATACCCCAGATTTTGGGGTTTGTCAACTGGTCTTTGGGAAATTGAGCGCAAAGGGAAGCCTGATATTGGGAACCGGCTGCGTTCTGCGAAAAGCGCAGACGTATGCGCTTTTCAGATTCTCTGCAAAGGCGCAATAAAACAGAGAAGTAACCGCCAACCTTCCCGAGTTCGGTTACTTCTCTTGTAATCCAACGGGGAGCCGACCTGATGGTAATGCCCCTCATGTCTACACTATACCCCAGATTTGGGGCTTTGTCAACTGGTATAATGCCATGCAAATGACAATTGCATGGGGGAAATCACATACAATGCCGCAGGGAGAACACTATGCTTAGAGATGAAAAGAAGGTATACTGCATTTGCTGTGGGGGAATGCGGGAATATAAGAGACAGGTCAGCCGGGAAGAGATGACCGTGCGGGGGACGGCGTTCCGTTACCTCGAACAGGCGGCTTTTTGTGCGGAGTGCGGCGAGGAAGTTTATGTTCCCGGAATAAATGACAGAAATGCGGAGGCACGGGAATGCGCTTACCGTGCGGCCAGAAGATTGGAGAATTGACAGCAAAGGGAAATCTGAAGCAGCTGGGAGACCGGCCGCTTTTCTTTTGGAAAGCGCAGACGTATGCGCTTTTGGACGGTAGATGTTCCCGGGCGGGGTGTTGAAAAAACAAGGGGGATGCGATAAAATGATAGCGTCGAAAGACGGGCATTGATGATCCTTCCGTAAGTTGAAGGGAAAGGCAGCTGGGAAACCGGCTGCCTTTTTCTGTTGGGAGAAAAGAAAAATATTTGAAGATCCGGGGGATTGCCACGGCAGTGTGCGCACTGCCTCGCAATGACATAGTTCCTTGACGGTTTACGGAAAGCGCAGACGTATGCGCTTTTGGATTTTTAAGGAGGCGAAAGGAATGGAGGTACAGGTCACGCTGGACACGTCGCAGGCGAATGAGCTGCTGGAATCCATGCGGGAGAAGCTGACGCCGCCGGAGTTTAACAAGCTGATGAAGCGGACCGTATGGGAGACGGGAAAGGGACTGAAGAAGCCGATTCGGGAAGAGGTCCAGAAGAAATACGCAGTCGATAATAAATTTGTGAACGAGGGCATTCAGAAGCCGGAGCTGCAATTCGGCTGGAGCAGCATTTGCTGCGTGATCCCGCTGAAGGGTAAGAAGGGCACCGTCGGCGGCACGTTCACGGCGGACGGCGGATTCTATGGCGGCCCGCCTCCCAAATACAAGATCACGGCGAACATTCTGAAAGGAAGGGCCAGCACGCTGCCGGATCACCTGCCGCACCAGGGCGGGAATCCGCCGTTCCGGAACGCGAACGTCAAAGGCTTTGTTACGCAGAAGGGCAAGAAGGTCCTGAGAAAGGAAGACGGCAGAGAGGAAGCCATAAAGAAATCCAGAAAGAAAAAAGTGGCGACCGAGATCGGCCTTACCGTCATGACCAGGACGGGCAGCGGGAGAATGCCCATCAAGGGCGTTTCGGCGCTGGCGCTGCCCCAGATGCCCATGAACCAGGCGAGACCGGCCATTGAGCGGACGGCAAACGAGATATTGATGGAACGGGCGGTGCACAACTTCGGGTTCCTGTTTGGCAGGGTGAAGTAATGGAGCTGACGAAGAAAGAGCTGGCGGGGTTGGCGGGGTATACGTACCGGCGGCTGTTTGACATTGACAAAGGGCTGGCGAAGGACAAGAAGCTCTTTGTAGAGGGAGAAAACGGGAAATACGACGCGGCGACGTTTGTGCAGCGGTGGGTGGACTACCAGGTAGGCGAGGCCACGGGGAAGAGCATGGGGCTGGAAGAGGCCAAGGCGGTCCACGAGCAGGTGAAAATTGAGAAGACCCGGCTGGAGGTGGCCCGGATGCAGGGGGAGCTGATCGACGTGAACGAGGTGCGCTCCCTCTGGGCGGGGGTCATTAAGACGGCGGTGGGAAAGCTTTTGCAGCTGCCCGGGCGGGTGACGGAGGAGGTTTACGGGCTGGAAAGCCGGGAGGCCATTGCCGGGATATTGGACCGGGAGGTAAGGGCTTGTTTGGAGGAGATCGCGGACACGCCGCTGCCGGAAGAGGCGGAGGGGCCGGTGGAAGAGGATAGAGACGAAGAGTAGGGAGCGGCCTGCGTGCCGTTCCGTTCGCCGAGTGCCGGGGGAAACGGACCGGCTGGAGACGGCGGGCGGCGGAACGCCACATAGGGCGTTCCCTGCGAGCTTTATTTCCGGGGAAATTGGGTGCGAGGCTGGTTCCGTTGGGAAGTTTGTACCGCCCCTCATCCGACCCGCCGTTCGGCGGGCCACCTTCCCCCAGGGGAAGGCTTTGGGTACGGCACACCGCCCCAGGGGAAGGCTTTAGGAGGATGTATGGAAAAGGCGAATTTTAAGGAGCGGGCGCTGTATTTGATCAGCCCGGAGAAGGGGGCCAGGGCTTACCGGGAACGGGTGCGGAAGGAGCGGCTGGAACGGCAGAGGGACGGGCTGGAAATGACGGAATCGGCCACGGGGTACGGGAACCACGGGGCCAGCAAGACCCTGAACTCCATGGTGGGCTGGATCGTGGGCGGCGGCGCGGCGGAGGACGACATCGACCTGCAGGGGGCGACCCTGCGGCAGCGGGCCAGAGACCTGTACGCCGGGGGCGGCCTGGCGAAATCCGGGCCGGACACGCTGACAGCGGCCACGGTGGCCTGGGGGATCATGCCGAGCCCCAAAATCGACGGGGAAAAGCTGGGGCTTTCCGACGAAGCCGCGGACCAGTGGGAGCGGCAGACCCTGCGGGAATTCCGGCTATGGGCAAGCTCCCCCCAATGCGACGCGGAGCGAAGCAAGAACTTCTACGCCCTGCAGAAGCTGGCGTTTCTCTCCATGCTCATGAGCGGGGACGTTTTCGCCCTGTTCGGCATGAAGGAGAACAGGCGGACGCCTTACCAGACCACCATACGGCTGCTGGAAGCGGACAGGATATGCACGCCGGACACGGACGGAGATTCGGACGTGAAGGAGACGGAAAGCGGTGGGCGGATCGTGGACGGGGTGGAGATATCCAAAGACGGGGAAGTCGTCCGGTATCACATCGCTAACCGGCACCCGCTGCGGGAGAACGACACAGAGAATGTGAGCTGGACGGCCATTGAGGCCTATGGCAAGGACACGGGATATCCCAACATCCTGCACATCACCACCTTTGAACGCCCGGAGCAGCGGCGGGGAACGCCCTTTGTGGCGGCCCAGATCGAGAAGATCAAGCAGCTGGACCGGTACATCAACTCGGAATTGGCCGCCAACGTGGTCAGCTCCATGCTGACGGCTTTTCTTGTTTCCGACGAGGATGACGGAAAGGCGGGGCTGGAGGACGCGGTCAACGAAAGCGACAAGGTTACGGACGACGACCTGCAGCTGGAGCTGGCCCCCGGGGCCATTTACGACCTGCCGCCGGGGAAAAAGGTGGAAAGCGTGAATCCCCTGCGGAGCAACTCCGGGTTTGAGAGCTTCGTAAACGCCATGTGGACGGAGATCGGCGCGGGGATGAAGACGCCGAAAGAGGTGCTGATCAAGAAATACGATTCCAACTACACGGCGGCAAGGGCGGCGCTGCTGGACTACTGGCGGACCGTCAGGACCTACCGGGCGGAATTCGTGGACAGTTTCTGCCAGCCGGTATATGAGGCATGGCTTTCCGAGGCGGTGGCCATCGGGCGGGTGGAGGCCCCGGGATTCTTTGAGGACCCGGCGGTACGGCAAGCCTGGTGCGCCTGCAGCTGGAAGGGAGCCAGCATGGGCCATGTGGACCCGAAGAAGGAGGCGGAAGCGGCCTCCATGCGGATTGCCCTGAACATCTCCACTCAGGAGCAGGAGGCCAGCGAGTACAACGGTAACAGCTGGGCGGAGAACGTAAGGCAGCGGAAGAAGGAAGCGGCAGCGGCGGCAGAGCTGCGGGCGCTGGACCCGGTGGCGGGGACGGCTGCGGTGAGCAAGGATGGGGAAGAGGAGTAATGATTGATTCACAATGCGGATCAATCGGCCTCGACCTCATCCGGCCTGCGGGCCACCTTCCCCTCCCAGGGGAAGGCTTGGGGCTTTTATTTTGAAAGGAGGCTATTATGCCGAAGGATAAGCGGTTTCAGTTTCGGTTTGATGTGAGCGAGAGTGCCGGGAAGGACGAAGCGGAGATCATGCTGTACAGTCAGATCGTAAGCTTCAAATGGAGAAAGGACGACGACAGCGAGATCACGGCGGCGGAATTTGACAAGGCGCTGAAACAGGTGAAGGCGGCGGGCCGGGACAGGCTGCGGCTGCGGATCAACAGCCCGGGGGGCTCTGTTTCCCAGGCGGTGGCCATGAAAACCATGGTGGAAAACGGCGGATTTTCCGAGGTCAACATTGACATTGAGGGGCTGTGCGCCAGCGCGGCGACCTTCTTCCTCTGCGTGCCCGGGGCACACGTTCGGATCGCCTCCGGCAGCGAGGTCATGATCCACAACCCCAGCTGCATGGAATGGGGCACGGCGGAGGATCTGGAAAAGACCGCCCGGCGGATGCGGGCCATGGAGAAGGAACAGCATGGCTGGTACGCGGCCCGGACCGGGAAAACCGAGGAAGAGATCAAGGCCATGATGGACGCAACCACCTGGATGACCGCCAGCGAGGCAGTGAAACAGGGGTTCTGCGACGAGGTCATGGAGACGGCAGAGGCGGCGGCCTGTCTGGACGCGGACAGCTGGGCGCTGATGCGGGAATGCTACGGGAAGGTGCCGGAGGCACCCAAAAACCAGGTCAGTACCGGGAGACCGGCTGAACATACAAAAGAAGGACTGGAGGGAAAGAACATGGATCTTGAAAACATGACGGCAGAGCAGCTGAAGGAGCAGGCACCCCGGCTCTATGAGGCGGCGATGCAGGCAGGCCGGGAGGCGGGCATTGCCGCCGAGCGGGACCGGATGCAGGCAATTGACGAGCTGACGGACGAGGGCTATGAGGACCTGGCCCAGAAGGCAAAGGACGAGGGCTGGACGGAAAGCGCATTCCTGAAGGAGCTGCGCAAGGCAAAGGCGGACAGGAAAAAGAAATTTCTGAAGGAGCGGAAGGGCGAGACCGGGGCGGCGGAGCAGGTCCTGGGCGGCAGTCAGGGGGACCAGGACGGCAGCGCCGAAGAGGAAATGAAGAAGTTCCGGAAAGAGGCCAAGGAGATGGCGGAGGAGCTGACGGGGAGCGCTTCCGGCGGGATGTTCTGAGGAGGTAAGGAAAATGTACAGTGTGATCGGAAAGAAGGAATTCAGCTATTTGCTGGCGGACCCGCAGGGGGCGGATGTGATTGCCATTCCCTGCGAGCCGGGGAATGGGGTCATCAAGCGGGGCACGGTGATGGTGCGCAAGGACACCGGGCTGTGGGCACCGGCAGCTGCCGCGGATGTGGCGGATACCAAGCTGCTCTGCGTGATTGACGAAGAGGTTGACACCACCCAGAACGCCAAGGTGGCGGAGGATGCCCGGGCCTATCGGGCGGGCAGACTCATTTACGGCAAGGTGACCCTGGCGGAAGGTGCGGCGCTGACGGCGGCGAACATGATCGTTCTGCGGAAGCAGGGGCTGGTGTTCGACCGGATGGAGGAGACCGGGACCTTTGACAACGAGAAGAAGGACTGAAGCTGCGGGAGCTGAGCGATCTGCGAAAAAAAGCCCCCGGAAGTTCCGGGGGAGAGACGCGGTATTTCAGGCGAGCTGCTGGCGCAGGGCATCCTGCAGCACTTTGGAGCAGTTGATCCCAAGTTTATCTGCCCGGGCGGCCATCCAGGCGGGAATGGAGACATTCTTCCGGACGGCTCTGGTATCTGTCAGAGCGCGGTAAGCAATGGTATCAACCTGAACCAGGGTGCAAATATCACCAGGCTCATGAGGAATATCTTCCTGCTTTGACGGAGCAATGACAGGCAAATCATCGTCTTCCCGACCAGTCAGGCAGAGCGCCAAAGCATCGGTGATCATCTCAATAGCTTCCGGCAAGTCGTTACCGGTGGTGATACAGCCGGGGATGTCAGGAACACGGCAGTAGAATTTCCCATCTTCTTCATGAATTGTAGCGGTATAAATGTATTTCATGTTTATCACTCCTTTAAGGGATTGAAAGGGGGCGTGGGCAGAAATTGTTATACACACTGTTGCACAAAATGTCAAGCGGGAAATGTGTAAAATTGTGTAATCAGCGAAACGGGACAGCCTGTGGAGCGGATACGAAAACGAGTTTTTAAGTTGGAAAGGAGATTTTTATATGGATATTTATTCTACCCGGGCACAGCTGGCGGCTATTGAGCAGCAGCCCCGGGAATACAGCTTCCTGTACGACCTGTTTGTGCAGGAGAAGGGCTGTGTGGAGGACAACAAGGCCATTTACGACTACCGGAAGGGCACCCGGCGGATGGCGCCCATTGTACACGAGAACACCGGCGGCATTCTCATGGAGCGGGACGGCTATGAGACCCGGGAGATCGATTTCTGCACCATCGCCCCGGAGCGGATCATCACCAACCCCGACCTGGCGGGCCGGGTATTCGGCGAAAAGATCCTGGGGGCCATGACCCCGGAGCAGCGGGAAAAGAAGATGCTTATCAAAGACCAGATCGAGATGCGCCGGGCCATTCAGCGGCGCAGAGAATGGATGGCCCGGCAGGTGCTGCTGACCGGCAAGCTCAGCGTCTTCCGCTACACCAACGAGGGCCGGGACCTGCACACCACCATGGTGGCGGACTACGGCTTTACCAACACCTTCACCCCTGCCACGGCCTGGGGCCAGAGCGGCGCGGATATTGAGGGCGATATGCAGACCGTTTTCGACATGGTTTACGACGGCGGCGGCTACGCCGACGTGATCCTGATGGACCCGGAGGCTGCCAGGGTCATGCTCAGCGACAGCAAGTATATGAAGCAGTTCGACGGGCGGAACATCGACATGGGCACCATCAACACCCGGTACAAGGGGGCGGGCATCCGCTTCATCGGCTGGAACAGCGACGGCGTGGAGATGTATTCCTGCGCGGGTACCTTCGTGGACGACGACGGCACCGTGAAGAAGCTCCTGCCCAAGGGCACCCTGGTGGCGGGCTACAAGGGAATGCTGAACGGCTGGCACGGCCCCGTGACCCAGGTGGAGAGCAACGGCCCCGACGCCCAGCACAAGACCTACATCAAGAAGGAAGTGCCCCTGCGCTACGGCACCATCGACGGCAACGCCATTAAGAACCGGATCACCAGCAGACCCACCATCGTACCCGAGAACGTGGACGGCTGGGTCGTGGCCAACGTGCTGTAAAGGAGCGGGGAAGGTATGGGAAAACTGTATCTTTGCCGCCACCATGTGCGGTTCGCGGACTTTACGGCTATCCCCGGGGAGGTCGTAGAGGCGGAGCTGACCGAGGCGGCGGAAAAGCGGATGCTGGCGCTGGGCGCGCTGGAGGCTGTGGAGCTGGACAACGGTACGGAGCTGCCGGAGGACGGCGAAAGCGGGGAGACTGCACCGCCCGCATCCGA